GGGAGACTCGAGAAGGACCCAAACGACGAGGAGGGCATGATCGGTGCGCCACCCACTACGCCACCAGTACTGGTGTTAATCGGCTGACCTGTCGAGGTTGCGGGTGCTGCCGCGCTTTGCGACGACGATGCTACCATCGGAGCGGGGCTTGGGCTTGTAGGAGCTGGTGTGGATGAGGGCCCGGGCATGCTTGGTGTTGCTGGTCTTGGAGCCGAAGGTGCGATGTACGATGCTCCTGCGGTTTCGGGGGTATATGGTGTCATGTTTGGCATTGGTGCTTTAGGTTCAGTGTACGCACCTTGTGGGGTGTTGTACGTAGTCGAACCATCCAAGTTCCCGCGTGCGGGACCAGTTGGAGTACTCATGTTTGGCGCGACGGTGTAGGGCGCATACGTTTTGGGCGCAACGTAAGAAGCTCCAGCAGTTGCGGGAGTATAGGGGGTCGATCCGCCACTCATCGGAACGCTCGATGTTTGTGGCTTTGAGGCGGTCGAGAGAAAACTCGAGAGTGTTTTCTGCCACTCGGGAGTTGTGTCGACCAAAGGTTTTACGGGCTTGATCGTTGCCGCAGTGGAAACAGGATATGTCATAGTGAGATTATTAAATTAGGGTTGATAATCGCATCGTCATCTCCGTCATCAATGACCATCGACAAGTCGTTGGACGAATATGCCGCAGTAAGCTCCTTTATGCCTTCCATGACCATGTCTTTGAACTCACTGGCCCGCATCTTGTCCTTCTCTTTTGTCCAGTAACGAAATGCGGCGTACTGCTCAGGAAGGTCGTGAAACGATTCAGGGAGGAGTGGCATGTGTCCGATTTTGTACGCGGCCGCCGCTCCTGTCGTGAGCGATCGCCCACCATATGGTCTTGCGAGGTAGAGGACCGTTGTGCTCTCCACTGCCGCAATCTCGTACCACTCTCCGTCTCCCGATGATGCCGCAGTATCCGAGTGGGTGACACGCAACCAACGCCCCACCATTGGCGTGGTCCACGATGTGCCGCTTCCGGTCACCTTTACGCTGCCGTTCGTGATGATGTCGACTGTCCCTGTTGTGTAGTCCGCAACGTTGAGGTCGGGGACGCGTATCTTCGTGTTGAGCTCAATGGAGTTTCCGCTTGTGGACGGGCGAGGCCACAGTCCGAATCTCCCGTCTTGCACATACCACCTTTCGGGAATGTCTGACGTGTAGTCTGTTTCATGGAGCTGGTCCCACTCTTGCTTTGTTGTCACAGGGTCGGGCGTGTAGAGCTTGTCGCTCACGTCAACCGTGATGCCCTGCACCAAGTCAACATCGTACGGGAGGGGCTGTGTGCGCGTCTTGATCGTCATTGTGTGTGTGCCCGTTCCTGTATCAGTGATATCGACAGCAGTGCCAGCGAGAGCGTTGGCAAGCGACGATGCCACCTTGAAAGTGGTCGCGCTTTGATAGATCAGGTAGTACGTTGTGCTTGCCGAGAGACCTGCAGGGAGTGTGGTTGAGGAAGAGAACTCGACTTCTGTGCCAGTGAATGTTTGCACGGTGCTTGCGGCGGTACCAACGTCAGTGCCCGCAACAACGGTGAATGTGGAGCTTGGCGCGTATGTGGTCACCTTGCGGATTTTGTGGAGAAACGGCCAGTCTGACCTCGAAAGGAGGCGGCGATGGAAGTCGTTCATGACACGATCACCCCACGTGAGATTTCCCGTGCTGGTGTTCTTTGTATCGATGCCGAAGTCTGTGCGAAGTTCTGTGTACGATTTCATATTATGTAAATTTTTTAATGATTAAAATTCTCCACGTTCCGCTCGCGAGATCGACAGTCGCGGCTCCTTCATTTTGTATGCGTATTTCCACGGTGTCTGCAGCCTGCACGTATGCCGTCACAGTGATGTCCTGCAGGTCGTATGGTGCAGAGACGAGAACAAAATCACCAAGCTGTGCGCCGACGACAGTGACACTTTTCGTCTCCCCCACTCCGTCGGCGAGACTACTCGGATTAACGGTCGCCTCTTTATATATTACGCTATTCAGGTCTTTCACGCGTATTTTTGGCGCATCAATACCACTATGACGATGCTGCGCCACAGTGGTTGCTTGGGTTTTTGCAAGTTGAGTAAACTGCTGCATCAGGTACTCAACCTTCTGTTCGATTGTCATGTTACGCGGATCCATTTTGGTCGAAGAGTTTTACATAATAAAGTTTCAGGGTACTCGTGTTCGCCCCCGAAGTGATCTGCAGGTTAATCTGAATGTTCTCGATGTCAGTGAGTCCGATATCCTCACAGTAAGATTGCACTGCTCCGTAGGTTGTGAAATCGAATGTTGCAAGATTCGTGAATGCTGCCGAGGTGTCTGTCCGGTACTGCACGACAACCGACTGCCCAGTGGCGAGCGGTTGTGCGAGCTGTATCTCGAGATCGTTGAATATCGCAGGTTGCTTCTTTGTGCCCACCGCGTACATCTGGCTCTTCACTGAAGTGGTTGCGGCAGTGGTGATGCGTCCGTCATTGCCCACGTAATCGATGCCGTATGTCGGACCAACAGTGTCTTTCCATGAGATGAGGTAGCCACCCGCACCCGTTGATAAAAGCGCACCAATCGATGTTGTTGCTGCGCTTCCGGCAGAGGACTGATTCTCAAAGGACAGCCTTCCGTCAGGCGTGACACTGAAGATGCCCATTGGGGACTCAGTGCCCGATCCAGCCGCCGAGCCAGTAAGAACGCGACCTTGAAACGGCGCGATTGCTTGCGGGTACGCTTCCGTATATTTTCCTCCGTCAATATCCCAGAGCTGGCGAGGAATGCCACGAAGTCTCTCAGATGTCGTTCCGTTGATTCGGTAGATATTGTGCTCAATGCCAGCAACAGCATAGATAATGTTATCGACGTTGAGCATTTGGAGTACTCCGTTTTCGTTGAGCCGGGTAGGAAAGTCAAAAGAGGAGGACACGCGGTCCCACGGAAAAATGTCAGCGATTTTTTTGTCATAAGTTGCCAATCCTTGCCACGTTCCAATCATGAGACTCTGCCCAAGTTCAGCGAGACAGCGTACGCGATAATTCGATGGAAGATCGAGGGCTTGTGCTGTTGCAACATAGGTCGCACCGTTCGCGGGGTCAAATGTGCTCCCAGCTACCTCTTGCACGCTGGCAACGTACCGCCCGTTGCCGATGTAGAGAATATCATCTTGCCCAACAAACATTGGGTGGTATGTGTCACTCTCAAGAGTGAGGCCAGCCCATGAATTGCTCCATGCTGCGCCACCGATGCTGTAGAGATCGAGTGCGGTGTTACGAGCGGTGAAAACGTACCCCTTCCATATCTTCATTCCATTTCCCGATCCAGCTGATGTGGTGTTGCCCGTGACGTGCGACCACGACCCCACAGGACTGCTTGCCGTGTACAGCTTGTTTGCATCTCCAAATGCATAAATGTTTTGATTCTGCCCCTCGCGTATGTCCATCCACTTCACGAAGTCTGTGATCGTAGTACTGCTGTATTTTGTTGCAAGAAATGCGCTCTTGAGCAGTCCGGGCTCAGAGTAAATATCAACACAGCGAATGTCGGCAAAAGGACCGCTTACTCTGCTGTCAGCCATTCCTTGTTCCCAGTCTTTGATGAGTAATTCAGCCATGTTATTTTTTTGAGTTAGCGAGTAGCTTCTCCATCGTGTCGCGCACACCTTTCAGCACCATGCTCACCGCATCGAACTCTTTGACGTCCTTTTTTGTGCGGATAGATTGAACGTGTCCGAGGATCGAGTACGCTTCAGCAAGAACCAGCACGCTCAGTACGCCTTTTGCCATCGGAAGGAAGTCCATACCGAAACCGCGACCAGTCCACACCAAGAGAACGGGTACGAAGAGGACGAGGCACTTCGAGATGATGCCGTGCATAAGCAAGCGTGAAGTGAAGTGTCGCGGTCCGTGGATGATTGACGATCGGAGTGTGCCAAGGACCGTATCAAGCACCATGAACGTCGCAAGTATTGTCCATGCGTCAAACGACAACCCAAGGAAAAACATCGGGACGTACACAAGATTTTTGATTGTTGTTGTTGAGAAGATCATATATTTAGTACATTGCCACACCTCCATACGCTACTCCACCAGAGGGACTGCGGTTGTCTGCAGCTGCACCAGCAAGCACCACCGTAAATGTCCCAGTCTCTTTGAATGTATAAATAGTATTTGCACCATCGACTTCCTCCGTGTTTGTGGCTCCCGTGATAGTGCAGTCACCAAAGTCAGCAGTCACGAGACTTATTTTTACAAGACCCGAACCACCGTTACCACCTTTGTAAGATGTCGAGGCTCCTCCTCCACCACCACCCGTGTTGGCAGTACCAGCATCACCATCCGCTGGTGCGCCACTTCCCTTACCAGCACCACCACCACCAGAGCCAGCCGCACCACCTGTACTGTTATATGCTGCACCACCTCCACCACCAGCAATTACCCCTGATACACCAGAGTCAGTCCCTGCTGTAAGTAGGTTGCCAACCGATGCGTCGGCTATTCCAGCACCTCCTGCACCTCCAGGTGCACCGTTGCCTCCTCCGTTTGCACCAACAGCGGTTGCTCCTCCTCCACCACCACCTGTATACCCTTGGGCAGCTGGGTCTGTACCACCAGCAGAACCTTGAGAACCTGTTGACGCACTTGCTGATGTTGAACCACCACCAGAACCACCATTGCCTCCTGTGTCATTATTCCCTCCACCACCATCACCTCCAGCATTTGCTGTTATAGAGTCGAAAACTGAATTATTTCCTGCTACCCCAGGATTTCCATTTCCTGAACCAACAGCAGCTCCTCCTGCACCACCTGCACCGATGGTCACGGTGTATTCCTGTGCTGTGACAGTAAAGGCTGCGTTATAAACATAACCACCTGCACCGCCACCACCGCCCGTCCAGCCGTAGCTTGAACCTCCACCACCAGCCCCAGCAACAACTAAAATTTTTACTGTTGCCATATTACTTTTCCATTATTCTTTCGGATAAAGTCCACTCACCTTTTTCTTCATTCCAGTCGTACATCTTTCCATCTTTCGGACACTCAACAGGTGCTTCGTATTCCCCCTTTTCTTCATTCAAAACGAACGAGGCAAAAGGCTTCGGTGGAATAAAAGCATCAAGTACCGTGTCGTATTTGTACCCCCTTCCTGCAAAATTTTTTCGGAAAGGCACGCCCCCAAGTTTGTGCACTCCTTTACTTGTGTTGTATGAAGTTTGCACCCACTCCGAAACAACACCGAATTGTCTACACTCAGGACATCTCCATCCACCAGATGCATCAAGTGTCTCTTGCGATATTACAATCACGCTACATACGATGCTTTCATTGTTGATGTGTGCGAAGTGAGCCATATTAGTCTGAGTAAGCGTTAATACCGTACTTAATTCTCACCGCAAGAAGCCGCGCATCCCCAGTGAGCGTATCATCGGACACATCTCGCATCACGCGGAATACAACGTACTGCCCACCAGCAGGAGAGCCACCAACCGTGATCGCGCCGGACTCTGCAGAGATATGCACATCACCCTGAGCAATCCATGTGTCGTCCACATTCACCGCAGTACCGAACGCTTGATCAATCGCTGCATCATCTGCAAACGCTCGAGCCGCAATGTCCCACGATACTGTTTCAGTTGCACCACCTCCTGCATTTGTCCAGTAGAATTTTGCTGTGACTGTGGAAGCATCCCAGTTGTCCGGCATGACTACGTTCCAGAAACAGAACTCATCTGAAGCAGCATCAAAATCCATCACCCAGTAGTTGACATCATTCGTTGCCGCCTCCACCTGCGTAGGTCCAGCAGCGGGAGAAGTTGTACAACCTTTCGCACCAGCAGCGGTAAGCACCATTGTGCGCTTTGCATTGGCATTGTTTACAAGAACATTACCCCCAGTAGCAAGATATAGGTCTGACCACCCAAGAGAGGATGTTCCAAGAGTTGCACCATCATCTGCATCAGGAGCAGCACTTGTGTTCGCTGTGATCGTCGTTCCAGTAATTGCCGCCGCAGTCGTTCCTCCGATCGCGCCGGGAGCCGCCAATCTCGCCGTCAAATTTGCTGGCGTTACCGCACGTGCGGTATCCGATCCCGTCACCGCTTCGGCATCAGTAGCAAGCTCAACTTTTCCCTGCGCTGTTGCGGATGCAGCAGCAACAATGTCCGTCACGTCAGTGTCAACTGAGACAACTCCAGTGTCTGCGCGAAGTACGCCAGTCAATCCCACTGGCACTGTTACTGTCCCAGTGAAGGTAGGTGAAGCAAGAGGTGCTTTTGCTGTGAACTGTGTTTGTATTGCGCTGGTTACTCCTTTCAGGTATGTGAGCTCCGTGAGCGAAGGGTAGGTTGCAACTGGTGCTGACACAATCTCTTTCGATGCACCTGTGATCAGCATTTCCGAAGCGGTCAAATAAGATCCCGTGACCGATGTCGCAAAGGTTGGTGAAGTGGACGGTGCTTTGGTGTTGATCTGCGTTTGGATCGCTGATGTGACTCCCTTCACATACGCAAGCTCGACAAGAGAAGGGTATGTGGCAACCGCAGCAGAAACAAGGTTTTTGGAAGCATCGGTGATCACGATCTCCGATGCCGTAAGCCCTGAAACAAGAAGACCGCCAAGCGTGGCGACGTTTGAGGTTTTGTTGTAAACAAACCCGGCATCACCTCCGAGGTTCACACCACCGTCATTAAATTGAACTTGAGTATCACTTCCCGCAGCTCCGGCGGTCGCCGCAGCCCACACAGGATTTGCTGCAGCTCCCTGTGTTTTCAAAAAGTGACCATTCGTTCCAGCGGAGAGGTTCACCCAGTTGGTCCCATTGTGATAGAGCACGTCTCCCTGTGCACCCGATGTGATCACTACGTCAGTGAGGTCGTCCAATGTGCCGGGTGATGCAGAAACGAGAAGCCGATGGGTGGTCGGATCCGCGTAGAGTGTCACGGGTGTGATCCCGTCCGCGTTCGACACTGCGAGGAGTGTCGGAACATAGTTGTCATCTCGTTTTGCTTGTGCCATATGGTTAAGTTGATTTTATTAAAAGTTGTCCACTCGAATTGACGTAGAGATTGATAAGGTTGCCACTTGCATCGGTTGCCATGAGCACTGGGACACCACTGTTGTCACGAGCTGCGAGGTCCTTGCCGAAGTCGCTGCCCGATGATCCGTCAGAGGTGGCGAGACGATTCGCAAGAGTGTCCTCTTTGATGCGCGTGGGGGTCACACCGTGTGTC